AAGTGCCATTAATATAAAATGATTTTCCGGTCAATAAATTAAGATGTTCAGAAGATGTCCAAGCATCTGTTGCGTCAACCCAGTTAAAGGTTTTATCTGTAGTCCCCTTGACGGTTATACCAGCTCCATCAGCTCCAGCATCGCTGGGTGACCCTGTGCTTGCTAATTCTATATTCTTGTCGTCAAGAGAAACCGTTGTAGAATTAACTGTTGTAGTAGTTCCATTTACTGTAAGGTTTCCGGTTACTGTCAAATCTCCTGGAGTTGTAACGCTTGAAGCCAAAGACACAGTGCCACTTGTTATTGTAATTTGATTAGCAGTTCCGCTTACTGTTATGTTAGAAACTGCATTGTCCACATAAAGCTTTGTAGCTGCGTGAGCGTTAGAGGATGGCGTTGCAACTGATACTGTTCCAGAAAATGTTTTATCACCAGTTACTGTTTGAGAAGTGCCTAAAGTTAAATACGCTCCTGCTCCAGCAATAGCTGGAATAGACGTAGCGTCACCGGTCCCATCTGATCCTTTACCATAGTAAAGAATGTCATCAGCCTCATTATAGGCTAGTTCTGCGTTTTTTAACGAAGATGGAGCCCCTGCGGACCCTGTTCCGGCCCTTCTTTTAATTCTTATTGTGTTTGCCATGTTTAAAAGTTTCCTCCATCTACAACGTTGGCTTCAGAATAGTTAACCCACTGATAACCATTATATCTTAATATATTTCCAGTTGATACTGATGTAATAGTAACATCATCTAAACCGTTTAATACTGACTGACTAGATATAGTGGTTTCAGCTGAAATTATTCTATCTTTAATAGTTAAATGCGCACCTGCTGGATTCAAACCCAACACGGTCTGTATTGCTTCAACTGCATCATTCACATTTGCGTGCTGTAAATGATGAGGAACATCGCCTGAATTTAAGGTATCAGTTGCAGTTGGATTTGTAAATACATCTAAAGAACTTGGATATTGTGTGGTCATATTTTCCTTATAGTGTTAAAATTGATCCGATCCAATCAAAAACTACTGTTACAGAATTTTGAGAACCCGTAAAGGGAAGCCCAGAGGCTGTGTCTGTATAGCTTAGTAACCTTGAATTTGATTGACTTGAACCAACTTGATATATTACCGCTGCATTAAAAGCAGTATTTACTGGCAATTCAAATAAAAAATCTTGACAATTTAAAACTCCTAAATTATTTACTAAAGACGGAAGATTTTCTGTTGTATACGCAACATTTGTATTTGATATATCTGATAAAAATTCATGAACATTCTGATTAGGAGTATAAGAACTTTTTACTAGTGCTACTTTAAAATTATTTTCAGAAAAGTTAAAATAACCGTTCAGTATACCCTGCTTTGCTTTTCCATAAATAAAGTTAGTCATAATAATTATATGCCTATATCTTTAGATAATATAATTCTATATTTATATCCAGTCTCAAAATATTTTTTATTAGAGGTTGCATACACAGGCGTTGCATCATTTGATGGAAAGTCTATGTAAGCTTCTGCCTTCCAAGAATGAAGAGACACGTTAGCGTCTACTGACTCCCATCTAGATGGAGTTCTCTGTATTTTCTTTTTCTGTGCTTTAAAATACTTAGCGTTAAGAAAGTTTGAAGCTGGTCGAGCATTGAACTCAATTGTTACTCTTCCATTATTGTAAGAGTTATCTACATAGAAGTCTCCATTAACAGGATCTACAGAAACTACGTAAAAATTAGGGTTTTTAGCAAGAATTTGAACAGTAGAATACACATCTGTTCTAACAGACTTATCCTCTATCAATATCTCTTCATATACAGGTTCTGAATACGAAGTTATTGTAGAAGGTGTCGCAGCATCTGCTTTTGTAAACTTGATTTTTTCTGTTGGTATCGTTTCATTTACTGCGTCTTTTATGTTTGAAACTATTATTTCATATTGTTGACCAGAAGTTAAAATTACATCCCAAAACAATCTTAAAGTTCTAGATATTTGATTAAAATCAGTAATAGTATTTATTGCTGCAAATGGACTGGGAACAACAACTGGGGTAGCAGCTGTGGTTTGTACTGTAAAGTTAGCATTTATTAATGAGCTAATTTTGACAGTTCTTCCAAACTTTATTACGACAACATCAGCGTCTACACTAGCGCTTTCTATTAAATACAGAGCCACAGATTCTCCTTATTGAGATTTTACTGAAATAGTAACAGTTTTCTGATGTAAAAAACAGAGGGTGGTAGCTTTCGCCACCACCCTCTGCCTATGGGCTGTCACTTTTCAGTGACCGTAACTATAATGCCCTAAGGTCAAATTAAATTTCGCTTGTAACCTGAACCTCGTAGTTACGGCTGAGCTTGACGTTCTTAGCGACGGTAATACCTTCGCCATCGCCCAGCATTACGATGTCGTAACGCTCCTTCATCTTCATCTGACGAATGTCGCGTGATGGATCATCAAACTGGTCAGTGGACAGATCGTCCTTGACTAGAAGTGAACCAACCTCGTTACGGTCAATGAGGAAAAGGTCAGACTTAGCTGCACTACCACTTGCCTTAGCTGTGAAGCTGACGAATGGTGATACAAGTACGTTAAGACCCATTGGAGCAGTTGCGTTTAGTGCGCCTTCTGGAGACTGTGGACGGTAACCCCAGCTGGTACCTACAGCTGAAGCTGCGCCACCTGCATGGAAGATGCTGTCCTTCAAGAAGACTGACCACATGAGTGGATGGAGGATGAAGTCTGTTGGTACATGCTTCTCTGCCATCAAAACTGCAGCCATGTCTACGATGTCGTCCCAGGTGACGGTGTCGTTAAAGGCACCATTGATGTCACGGCCAGTTGTTGAATCGTAGGCACCGTTGTCATTGTCAAAGACGATTGTTGCAGCGTCCTTGAAACGGCTAAGTGCAATTTGCTCTTTTAAGCGAGCAAGGGCACGACCTGCAGCGCGGACATGAAGGCCGACGATATCCCAAAGTGAGTCAGCAATAACTTCCTCTGTGAAAGCTAGCTTGACACCCTTCTTGGACACCTTTCCTTCAATTTGCTTTGCAAAGGCTAATGCCTGCTCTGGGTACTCTTGTCCTTCGGGAATCTCAGCTGCTTGAATTGCATTAACTGCTGGGAATTCAAGTGAACGGCCCTTACCGAGACGTACAGTTGAAAGTAGAGGAGTAACTAGAAGCTGGGGTTCAGCTGCTTCCTTAAGAGTACGAGAAATAACCTTTGGGAAGAGAATTGCAGCATCTGGTGATGCAAAAGCTTCCTTAATGGTAACTCTGTTGTCTTGGTCTAGATACCCGTCCTCAGATAATGCGGCTTCCCAAGCTGGGAGTCCTGAGAGGAGCTCTTGGATTGTTTTACTCATCTTAGGATATTCCTCCTGTTATTATAAGGTTAGGTTGACGCGGAATGCGCCAATGACGTTGTGGACATCCAGGTTGCTACGGATACCAAGCTTGCCTGAGAAAGCACCTGAGCGAGTAATCTCAAATACTGTCTTAAGCGCACCTGGATCTGAAGGAAGCTGCATGTAGGAAAGAAGACCATCATCAAAGTTGGTTGCAAACTTTTCTACTTCGACTACCTTACCAACCTGGAGGTAAGAGTAGACTGCATTGCTGGCAAAAAAGTCAGCTGCAGCTGCCAATACTGGACGGCCCATATGGTCCGAACGAACTACGCTACCAACGGTAACGTCTGCATTGACTCCAGTGACCATTGGGTACTCAACGTAACCATGGGTGATGAAGCCTGCACCTTGTGAGGTGCCCTTGTCAAATGGACGGTAAAGGTCATACTGAGCAACGCCAACTGGAATTGATCTTGCGCCTACCGCAACAGTGTCAGTTGCGCCAGAGCTATAAGATGGAGTTGCACCATCTAGTGGATCCCAAGATGATGGCATGTTGTCACCAAAGGTGACTGCAGCCGATGTACCATTAGCTGGAACAACCCTTGCATCGCCGTTACTGTCGGCTACGACTGAAAGAATGGTACCTTTTGGAATTACGATTTCAAAGCGATCATCTTCGCTGTCGGAATACCAAGTTGGTAGACCAGGATGTGGAAGAAGGTATGCTGCTGGAGCAATGCCCTCTGAAACCACAAAACGGCCTGAACCAGTCTTTGTGCCTACTTTACGAAATTTTGCTAAGCTCATTTCTTATTTTCTCCTTGTTTTAAAGCTTACGACGGCCCATGAGAGCGTCAACAAATACTTGCTCAAGTGATACTTCTTCCTTAGCCTCAGTAATCTCATTATCCTCGTCAACAGTTGCTACGTTTTCTTCATTTGTAACTGCTGCGGATTCGTTATGGATTTCTGGTGCTTCGGCATGACGTGACTTGCGGACTGGTATTTTTGCAATATCTCTGAGTGAATCAGCAAGAGAAGAGGCTGTTCTGGTCAAGTGTGACTCAATCAGTTCATCTCTCTGCTCTGCTGTTTCTACGCCAGCGTTGATTTTTGCATCTACTACTCTTTCCACAAGAATTCTGTGAAGTGCTGCCTTGAGCTTTGCATTTTCTTCTTCAAGAGCTTTTATCTTGTCAAGAACGTCGTTGTCTTGCTCAGCGGGCTGTTCAGCCTTATCGCT